GTGTTGTATTCTTCTGTATTCATATTCTGGATTATGTAATGCTTCAACTGGTGCATGGTTAGCAAAGTTGATCATCATATCCATTATTCTATCAAAGTCCTTCAAATCTGCATGTCTTATCATTTTTATACCTGTTTATTTTCTTTGATTAAAATTACGTCCTGGTCCGCCTGGCCCGCCTGGCCCGCCACCGCCGCCATAACCTTGGCCACCTGTGTATTCTTTACCAAAGTCAAAGTCTGTGTTCATCAAATCTTTTACTCTGTCAAAAGAAATATCACCAGGATAAAATTTCTTTCTGTCTGTGCCATTTGTTCTTTGGCCTGATATTCTATTTTCTAATAATGTGTTGATACTTGCACAAGTAATAGTTACACTATTAACCAATTCACCAGTTAAGAAAGAAGTATCTTCGCCAATATTGTAATTTGTAATTACACCTCTGTATCTTTCATATACATCACCGCTGTTGAGAGTTAAATTATCAACATCAAAGAAACCACGTCTTACAACAACGTTACCACCTTTGATCTGTGTGCCCATGACGATACTTACATAATTAGCATTACTTGGAATACCACTTAATGATATTGCAAGGTCACCATTTGTGGCTTTGAAATCTTCTTGTATATCACCCATTGTTAAAAATGCACCAAGCTCTGTATAAGTGTTACCATTATATGTTATAGGCTGATAAGCACTGCTGATATAATAAACATTTGAACCCAATTCAAGATCAATGAAAACAGCATGACTTATTCTGGTGTCTTGTACTTTGCTTATTGTGGTAGCCATTAGTCTTCAATAACCTCTACTAATTCGAATGAGCCATCAAATACTGCTCTATCGTAAGGCACAATAGTGTAACTTGGTTTTTTGCTCATTACAACTTGCCACGTCACATCAGAACCTACAACTATGCCTGCACCTGCTTCTGTGTAACCTGCTTGATCAATAAACGGTCTATTGATTGGCACATTCACTGTAGTACCTACACCTCTGGTTACATCTGCTGTTACAGTGTATGGATATTTGTAAGCACCGGATAATTTAAATAGGTCGCCTTTTTTAAACACATAATCATTGCTACTTTCACCTGTTACAGCACTCATGTTTGCAACAACATTTAGTGCAGAACCACTGTCAATTGTGACTTGAGCAATTTGTCCTGAGGTAAAATCACCTTGGTATGCTGTGATGTAACTTAAATTTGTGTTTGTGCTACCAATATCGATTGTTTCTGTGAACACTCTATCCAATCTATCTATTTCTTCGAACAGACTTCTATTTGTGCTGTATTGTGTGTTATCTGGATATGTTACTTCAAATACCCATGGTACATTACTGGCAATACTGCTGATTTTAACTTGTCCACTTCTACTTACTGTTTGTCCAGCAACTTTGCGTCTACTGATTGTTATGCTTGACGCTTTATCTATAATTGATTGAATACTCATTATACTGGCAACCTCCTTCTACCAGATTGTACAGCACTGAATAAGAATTCTGCACCACCATCTCTTAATAACGCAGTACGGAAAGATTGTGTATCCACTGCTGATATGTTATAAACATTTGTTACACCACCGCTACCAAGCATTCTTGCTGTGTCATTTGCACTGGTAACATGTGCTGGGCCTGTAACAATCTCAGCGCCGGCTTCACCTGCTATACCAAATTTGCCTGCAGGAATAAATCCACCATGTTGTTTCTTACCACTAAAGATTGAAGTTAAGTCGAATAAACCACCACCACCAAATAATGCAAGGAATAACTTATTGGCTTGCATTTTGATTATTTCTCTTAGCAGTGATTTAAATAAATCCTTGAATGACAACTTACCTGTTTCAGCAAATCTCACAATAGCATCTTCCCAGCCTTGGCTCATTGTTTCGAACAATCTTGCACCATATGCGGCTTCATTTTCTACCATGTCTTTGAATTTGACGAAAGCATCTTGCCAGCCTTGGCTGAAAGATCTAATTTTTGTATTGACTTCATCGAGCTTGTCCAAATACAAGCCAAGAGCTATCATTCTTACTTGACCAACTGATTGAACTTGTGCTAATTCTTCTTGATATTTTTCACGCAAGAATTCTAATTCTGAATCTGTAAGTTCTCTGCCTAATTCCAGTTCTTTACCTAATCTTATGTCATTATATTTGTCTTTGAGGTCTTGTTCTTCTTTTGCTAATTCTTGACCTAATTCAAAACGCATTTTCATTCTGTTGCGTTCATCGGTGTCCATTACATCTAATCTCTCCATGAGATTTTGTAATGAACCAGCCATCATTGCATATTCGTCTGATGCGCCTCTTAGTTGACGTCTATTCTCAAGTACTCTATTGATTTGATTTTCTAAGTCTACTTGCTCGCGTAAATTTTCTATTCTGCGATTATATTCGTCATTAATTTCTGCTTCTTTTTCTGCACGTTGTTCTGCACTTAACAGTGTTAATTCGTTAAGATCATTTAATGCATCAGCTCTTTCACTTTCTATATCTGCTATGCCTTGAATGAGAGCTTTTTCATCTTCAATTGCTGTTAACAAACGTGTATTAAGATCGAGATTGCGATCAAATTCTTCACCAGTAATTCTTAATTCACCACTGATAGCATTAAAATTTTCTAATTGTCTTGCTAATATTCTTTCTTGTTCTTTTAATTGTTCATTGAGTGCATCTTCTGCTTCAACAGTGGCTTCTACATTTTCAAACATTTCTTGTGTAGAACCAGCGGCTCTTGTGGGTGCATCTCCCATAGGCGCGGCGGCATTTACAGCCTTGTCAATTTCAGCAGTTAGTTCACCAGCATTCTCAGCACTCTCATCAAATAATTGATTCATCAGGTAGAGAGCACCACCACTTGCTGTCAATCCACCAATTACTTTGACTAATCCTACACCTGTAACACCTTGCAGTATAGCGGCGGCTGTTGCGGCATCTTTAAATATTTTCTTTAAATTGCTTACTGCTATAATAATAGTTGCGATTCTGGCTGCTACTGCGGCACCAAATGCATAAGCCATTGCGGCGGCAACATAATTAAGATTATCGCCTACCATGGCAATAGCATTTCCTAATGTATTAAATACGCCGGTTTTCTCTTCTATTTTTTCGAATAGTATGAGAATTTCATTTTTAATTTTAGTAATGCTTTCTGCTAATGTTTGCGTTGTTTTACCAAAGTCGTTATCAATTACGCCGGCACTTTCAAGTATTGCATTTGCAACTATATCACCAGTTAATTTACCTTGTGCGGCTAAGTCTTTGAGTGCACCTCTGGGTTTGCCAATAGCCTTGGCTAACACATCCATTAATGTACTGTTACTTTCGTTTATGCTTCTAAATTCATCACCACTTAACTTACCAGAGGCCATGGCTTGACCGAATTGTAAGATAGCACTTTGAGCTTCTTGTGCTGTTGCACCTGAATTCTTAAGACTTTTTGCAAATGATTCAGTTATTTGTGCTGTTTCAGCGCCTGTGAGTCCAAGGTTTTCAGAGGCTTTTGTTAAACGGAAATATAAATCTGTTGTTTCAGCAAGTCCGCTTCTGGTTCTATCTGCAATACCTGCTACAAGATCGAATCTTTGCGCGGCATCTGCGGCACTTGTACTAACTGCTCTTAATTTGTTTTGTATTTCTTGTAACTCGTTACCAAAATTAAATATTTCTTTTGCGGCCGCGACACTAACCAGTGCTTTTAGAGCACCGCTAACTTGATTTATACCACGTTCCGCTTGACGGGTATCTAATTCTAATACTGCTTCTATTTTCTTAGCCATAGTATTCTCTAAATTTTAGCAAAATGCCTACCTAATGCTCCAATTAGATATTGTAGACTGGGTTCTGTCATACCACGTGGTGCTTGTTTACTCCAACCATCGTCGAGTCTTGCACCATATGCATAATCAGCCGTAATTCTGTGCTTATTTTTGCTATATCTTGTGTTTCGTCGAGCATTGCCACTTCTCACAGGTGTGATTTTTTTAAAATAAGTATAGGTTTCATCCATGCTGTCATCAACAGCATCCATTATTTCTCTATTAAGATCTCTGAGATCTTTTTCGCTAATTCTTATTCCTGTTTTTTGAGGCATCTTTTCTTCTCTTAAATTCTTCTGCTAAATTCTCTGGTTTATAGAATTTGCTTAATTCTTCTTGGTTGCCTGATTTCTGTGCTTGTTTATAACTTCTATATGATATTGCAATATCAAACACCCATAAATCAAGTGTGCTACCTCTTGTTAGCACTTCACTCGGTAACATACCATACCGTTCGCCGAGTGAATCCAGCATTAATGCCGCGCTGAGCTCACTGCTACCTTCTGAGAACGAACTATGCGTTACTTTCCCAGTTGTTCAACAACCTTTTGAACACAAGCAATCATGACTTTAGTTGGTAAGACTTTATTGTCAGACACAACTGGCTCTCCTTTTTCATTCAGGATCATTTCTTTACAAAATGCTAATAATTTGGGGAAGTCTGATTCGCCTGGCTTTTGGTTCGCGAATTGTATAAATTTATCGAGTGGTTGTTTGTCGAACACGTGAAATTCAATTTCTTCACCGAATTCTTCAACAATTTTTGCATCATCGATGACCACTTTAATTAATTTGGGTTCTGATGCTAAATTTTCTAATTTCATATCTTTGTTTCCTTTATATCTCTGTTATGTAAGTTATGCAATGCAGTCAAACAGAATGCAATGCGTTTTTGTGCTTTGAGGATATCGCCTTCAGCACAGCGGATCTCATTCTGAGACTTCGCTATCTCCATCTCCATCGCCTTCAGTATCTCCTGAATCGAGTGGTTGTTCCAAATCTGCATAATCTTTGTCCGTTATACTTTGTATATTTACCTGTATTTTAGATTTTGGCTTTGAATTTAATTCAATACCGTACTGTTTGCAAAGGTCTCTGATATCATATGATTTACCACCAATTGTGACATCAAATTCTTCTTTTGTCCAAACGCCATCTACTATACATCTTTTAGCTATTTTTCTAACATGTTCTTCCATATCTATTCCTTTATAAAGTGAATAGCCCCCTTTGGGGGGCTACTCGATTGGTTCATTAAGGCAATTGGCTCTTAGTTAGGTCGCCATTAACAATAATAGATCCTGGTGAAATCCACACAGCCTGATCGATACTTGCACTTGGTGCTAAACCACCAATGAAGCCCTTTCCACTGAAGTAATAATCAGTTGAATCGGTACCTTCAAAAGCAACTGAGAAAAAGATCTCTGTTTTGCTGTTTGAAGTTGACCAAAGTCCATTCTCTGCAACACTGTTAGTTGTTAACGATGCGTTACCAAAGAATGTTTCGTCATCTACAAGCATGTTGAATGATACTTCATTTTCCATAACAGTTGTATACGCACTTGAACTTGTTAAGTCTAATGTGCTATATCTCACTGTCCCTGGCGTGGTCGAAATACTCAAGTCTTGGAGCAGGGGTATTGAAAGACTATTGGCTGCACCTGGTACTGCTAATGCACTGGTATTACCTAACGTAAGGATAGCTTGTGAACCAGCTGTTACATTTATAACTGCCATAATATTCTCCTTATAGGTTTGTTATATTATATTCAAATGTGTAAGTTACCACATCATCTTCAATTTCAGAAACAACTTCCGCCTCATTAATCTGAGTGCCGGTAATTGCATTTCTTGCATTGAGAATAGCAGTAATTACAGCATCTATATCACTTGGTTGATTTTTGGCATCGACACACAAGAATGCATTTACTATTGTTTCGGTTTGATACACTTCACCTTGGTCAAGTGTGCGATACAACTGTACTTTGTTTTCTTCTGCATCATCGACATAAACGGTCTTCATATTTTTAACGTAGAGTGGGATGCCGCTTGAATCAAACGGCAACTCACTGCTTACTTTAAATGCTGTGTAACTGGCTAAATTAGTAGTTATTTGTGTACGAATATCACTAACAATACTCATTAACCAATCCTCACCACACTGCTTCTACGTCTACTTCTACGAACTGGTGTATAGGTATAAGCCTTTTCACCATCTTCGACTGTTCCATCTCCGTCCGCATCATACCAATCCGCCATTGCAATAAGTTCATTAAAGATCTGATTGAATTTGGCTTCATAGTATTTGATCTTTTGCACTTCAGGTGATTCTTCAGTGCTAAAGTCTGCAATCAGTGGTAATAGATAATAATACAAGCAATAAAACACACAGGCATCTGTGAAGTC